CGCACAATTCTTACGCGCGTCAGTCAACGTGTGGGTTGCATCAGATCAGGGTTGGCTACAGCCCGGCACATGGCCTGCCCTTGAGTGGCTAGACCCTGTACCTGCAGGCGGTGTACTTGCCATAGAGAACAGCGTTGACGAAAGCCGCTATTTCGGTTTACGGGCCGTGCCGCTACCAGACGGGCGCACCTGCCTAACCGTTGCGTTTGTTGTTGGTACTTACGCCGAAATGTTGCAGGCCGCCCAACCGTACATAGATCAGCCCAACATTATGTTTGCGGTTACCCCGTCTATTGACCTGCATTGGCCTACCGCGTTAGAACGTCGCAGGCAGGTAGTTGGCTACGGCGAAATGGTCAAATGGACAGACCCCGTACGGCAACTAATTAGGCAAGGCATGGTGGTACACAGCGGCGAAACCATGCTGGCTGAACACATGCAACGGGCTGTAGCGGTACGGTCACAAAACAGCATTGCGTTATCGTCGCAACGATCACCCGGCCCAATCGAGCTGGCACGGTGCGCAGTATGGGCAACAGCGTTAGCAAGTAAACCAAAAGCGCAAGGCAAACCAGCGTTTGGCATAGCCAGTTAACTAGCCTGTCAAACGGTGGCATAGGTGTTAACAAACCCATTCTGTCGGGCAAGCCAGCGCCTATGCCACTACTACACCGCTGGCGTAGGTAATACTTAACGCATGGGTTTATTTAACCGCGTCACCAAGGCCGCTATTAGTCCTACGCCTACCAAGGCCGCAGCCGCTGGCGGCTACTCGCCTAACAGCGCTGGGTTAGGTGCAGCCATGATCGGGCAGTACTACACCTACCAAGAAGGTGAAGCGCGCAATCGTGCAGTATCCGTGCCAACAATTAACAGGGCGCGTGACCTAATGGCAAGCGTTATCGGTTGCATGCCACTACGCATGTACAACGAAATTTGGAATGGTGACGAAATGGAAAAAGTACCGCTAGCGCCACGCACTTGGCTACGTCGACCCGATCCAACCGTGCCATACCAATTTATTATGTCATGGACATTTGATGACCTTTTGTTTTTTGGTCGGGCTTTCTGGTATGTGACCGCTAGGACAGCTGATGGCTATCCTGCAGCGTTCACGCGTTTGCCAGCTGGCAGCGTCACAACGACTGACATGGTTGGGCCTGTTTGGTTTGCACCGTCTAAAGAAGTGTATTTTAACGGCGGTCAACTAGACCCGAAAGACCTAGTGCAATTCCTTAGCCCAGCGCAAGGCCTAATTTATGCCGCACCTAGCGCAATAGAAACAGCCTTAAAACTTGAGGCTGCACGCAACCGCAATGCATCAAGCGCTATTCCTGCCGGGATACTTAAACAGACTGGCGGCGAGCCGTTGAGCGCACAAGAGCTGGCAGATTTGGCAGCGTCGTTTAATGCGGCACGCGCCACAAACCAAACCGCTGCCCTAAATGAATACCTGAACTATCAAGAGACATTGACTAGCCCAGACAAAATGCTTTTAATTGAGTCAAGTCAATACCAGTCTTTAGAGTGCGCCCGGCTAGCCAACGTGCCACCGTACTTAGTCGGTGTTGCAACGGGTGCGTACTCTTACCAGTCAGCGCAACAGGCCCGTGCCGATCTCTACATTTTCGGCGTAAAAATGTATGCAGAGGCCATTGCCCAAACGCTGTCACTAAATAACGTTTTGCCCAACGGCACCTACGTAGAATTTGACGCTGAGGGATACCTAGCCGAAAACTACGCAGCCGATCAAGCCGACGAACCCCAAGAAAACACACAAGAGCAACTAGCAACAAGGTAGGCAATCATGATTAAATTTATTGCAGGCGAATTTACTGTCGACAAAACAGCCGCCAACGGCGAAGGCAAACGCATGATTTCAGGCGTAGCCGTGCCATACAACGTGTTTGCCACCGTGTCAGACGGCAGCGAAATAATGTTTATGCCCGGCAGCCTGCCAGTTGACGGCAAAGCCCCTCGGCTGTTTATGTACCACGACCACAGCCAACCCGTAGGCATAGTGACCGAACGAGTAGACACCGAACAAGGCATGATGTTTACAGCCAAAATTAGTGCCACAACCCTAGGCAATGACGCGCTAATCATGGCCCTAGACGGCACTATCGATCAGGTTTCTGTAGGCGTAAACCCCACCAAATTTAGCTACGACGAAAACGAGCGCATGATCGTTGAGGCCGCTGACTGGCTGGAATTGTCGCTAGTGCCTATTGGCGCATTTGGTGACGCAGCCAACATTACAGACGTAGCCGCAAGTATCCCCCAAAACACCCAACCCGTAAGCAATAATGAACCTGTGACCACAGAGGAGAAAACCATGACCACCGAAACCAGCACCGCAATTGAGGCAACAATTCCTACGCCAGCATTGCCAGCGCAACCTAAGCGCCGATTTGACCTGCCAACCGCAGGCGAATACATGGCGGCGTACCACATTGGCGGCGAAAGTTTCCGCAACGTGCAAGCTGCAGTAAAAGATTTTGTGTCAAGCAAGCAAACCGCATTGCAGGCCGCTGCAGGTGACGTGCTTACCACCGATACACCCGGCTTGTTGCCAGTTCCCGTGCTCGGGCCGGTCATGGCAAACCTTGGGTATCAAAGGCCTGTTGTGTCAGCAATCGGCGCACGCGCAATGCCAGACGGCGGCAACCAGAAAACGTTTGTTCGCCCAACGTGGACTACGCACCCAAGCGTTGCAACACAGTCAACGGAACTTACGGCAGTTAGCGCAACTACGCCCGTAATTGCATCAAACGTAGTTACTAAAACCACGTTGGCTGGGTCAGTTACTTTGTCGGTACAGGACATCGATTTCACTAGCCCGGCAGCTTTGGAAATTATCCTCACAGACCTCGTAGGACAATACATGTTGCAAAGTGACGCGCTTGCCTGCAGTCGCATCACAACTGGTGCTAGCGCATCAGGGTCAACATGGACAGTTACCGCTAACGACCCAAGCACGCTGATTGCTGCTATCTATGACGCAGCAACCGACATTCTGAGCGCAACTAACTTCCTGCCAGACCATGTTTTTGTGTCGCCAGACGTTTGGAAAAAGTTGGGCAGTCAGCTTGACGGTGACAAGCGCCCAGTATTTCCTTACACGGGTGCCGCTGGCCTTATGGGTGTAAACGGCATTGGCACAGCAAATGTGACCGTTGCAAATACGTTTAACCCGTTTGGGCTGAACCTTGTCGCAGATCGTGCATTTGCTGATAACACTCTTGTTGTGGCACGTGGCGTAGGCATTGAGTTCTACGAGCAAGTGCGCGGATTGCAATCAGTTGAGGTGCCGGGAACCTTGGGCCGCACGTTTAGCTATTACGGCTACGTTGCAACCTTCATCCCTTACAGCTCAATGGTCAAGTCAATCGCTATTGCCTAAGCCAAGGAAGGCCTGACTATGGCCGTCTACACGGTTACGTTTAAGCAACTAATAGACGGCTACGCCGTGTTACAAACGTTGACACCTAACGAGATAGAGGTTGGGCGCTCAATTACTGTTGCAACCGTAGGCGCACCGTTTAACGGCACGTTTACTGTGTACGCATTGCCACAGTACGAATACGTTGGCTTAGACGGCGAAGGCAATTTGCTTTACAACGTAGACATTGCCGTACCTAATCAGGTGTTGTTTGCCGTTGCAGGCTCAGACGTAGACCGCACCGCTGCCACAGGCACGATCACGTTTACCGTTACCTGCACATGGATTACGGCAGCACAAATTGAGGATTGGCTAGGCATAGGCACAGCCAGCGCACTTGACACCGCCTTTTTGACAACTTGCGCGTCGGCAGCAAATCAATTTGCGTTTAGGCGTAGGTATGAGGCTGGGTACTTCGACAGCGCCACAACGTCACCAAGCGGCGACGTAACGTTAGGCACAATTATGTTGGGCGGCGCTTACTACCGGGCTAGGGGCAGCATTGACACGTTTGCCAGCTTCAACGAAATGGGGACAGCGCCTACGGTTGGTATGTCGCCAATGATTAAACAGTTGTTAGGTATTGACCGCCCACAGGTTGCCTAATGCCTGTTGCTTACACCGACCTGTTTAACGAGGCGCTAGACGATTTGGCAGCCACGCTCGCAACCGTTACAGGCCTGCAAGTAGTAACAGACCCCCGAAACCTTGTGCCGCCCTGTGTAATGCTGGGCGCACCGTCATTCACGGCGTTTACGTTTAACGCAGTACGCATGACCTACCCGTTACAGATCGTGACCCTAGGCCCTAGCAACTTAGATGCAATGCGATCATTGCTCAACCTGTCGGCGCTAATCCTGTCTAAAAATGTGGCTGTCACAGACGGCAGGCCAACCACACTAGAAATAGGCGGCGTAATGCTGCCTGCCTACGAGCTGACCGTAGAAATGAGAGTGTCAACCACATGAGCCAGCACGTCGAGTACCGCGTCGTTAGTGATCTAGTCGGCGTACCCGGCAGCGTGTATGTGCCTAAACAAGGCGTAAACGTTGAGGCCTTAGTAGCAGGCGGTTTTATTGTGGCAGTAGCAGTATCCACCGCAACACCGTCTAAGCGCCGTAAAGTAAACACAGCACCAGAGGAGTAACAACATGGCAACGAGTCAGTACCTATCTAACCCAGTCGTAACTATCAACGCCGTTGCGCTTACAGGGTTTTGCACGGCAGCGAGCGTCATTCAGCGTTTTGAGCCGCTAGACAACACCACGTTTGGGTCGACAGACCGCAGCTATGTAAAAGGGTTAGGCGATCACGAAGCAACCGTGACATTGCTGTTGACTTATGCTGCATCTGAAACGTATGCAACGCTTGCACCACTTGTTGGCACCACCACGACCGTCGTTGTGAAGCCAACTAACGCAGTAGACAGCGCCACAAACCCGGGCTTTACGTTGACCGGGGCGCTGCTTGCCGAACTGCCAGTTATTAACGCCAGCCTTGGCGAACTACAAACCGTAGACATCATTTTCCAAGGCGGCGTTTACTCAGCAGACGTAACTAACCCATAACTAAGACCTAAAACCAAATAGACAGAAAGGCGTTATGAAAATCAAACTACGTGTAACCGTTACACCCGGCAGCGAGCCAATCGAGGTGCTAACAAACCTGTTGTGCATTACAGAGTGGGAACGCACAGAAAACCGCAAGGTAACTGACGGGCGCGGTATTGGTATGGGTGACATGGTTTCGTGGGCGTTTTTTATGTTTAAGCAATCAGGCCGCGCTATGCCACAGGCCACCGCGCAAGAGTGGCTAAAACAAAACCCTGACATGGAAATTGAGGCGGTAGATCAGACTGACCCAAACCCTACGGACGCGGCAGCTACCGCCGCCAACTAGCAGAAGTTTTGGTGGCAACGGGCTGGTGGCCGCCAGCAATCCCGTTTGAGGCTAAAGACTTGGCTACTGTGGTAGTAGTCCTAAACAAGGCGGCGAAACAATGACAACCAGCACATCAGTAGGCGTGTTTGGTGT